TTTTAAAAAAATAGATAAGATTATAATGACAAATTTTTATAATCTTATTTGGGAAGCAAAGAATTTAGCATTGGTACTATCGTTTGTACCTTTGCATATGTGTTGGTTATGTATTAAAATTATGTTTCCGTGGTTGATTCCATTCATAACAAAGGAGGAGTCGTGAAGACTTGGATACAAGAAAATGTAAGAAGACTACAAGACGGTATGATAGGACTGTTTAGTGGTTTTATATTAACTAATAGTGATGTGGGTGTTGCAATGACTATGATTGTAGTTGCAGCTTTTTTAGCAGTAATTGCATATGTAATTGGTATAAAATAAGTATTGACAATTAAGGAGAAAAGTGTATAATGGCTAGTAATATGAGTGAAGAACCAAAATGGTATAAAGAAAAAGAAGACAGTTTTAATGATAGTGAACTCGGTGGTATGGGTGCTGCCGACTATGATGTAGAAGAAGAGTTCGGCCTATTAACAGATAATATGGCCGACTCTAATTTAACTGAAACAGATGAGTGGGGTTATTAAGTATGAGTTGTTTTAATAGACAAGGTGAAGTGAAAGCAGATGATGCAAAGTATACGGGAACTGAACCGACATGGGATGATGTCGATAAGTTAACCGAGTATCAATTAACAGAAAGAGTTGCTAGAGGATTAGCATTCTATTCTTATTATTGTACTAAAAAAGATTTATTGAAAGATTTAGTTACCTATATGAATGATGAAGGTTTTACTAAAAAACAAGTCAATGAAATAAAAAGACATTATGATAAACTTAATTTATTTACAGCTATGAAAGTAGCTAGAATGTTTAATAGAGGTTGTCCTAAAAATGTAGACAATGGTACAACTTACAAATATTTAAATGATGAATTAAATATTGCAATAAATGAATCAAAAAGATTTATTTGGAATAAAGAAAAAGAAAAAAGTGAAGTTCCAAAAGTTCCACAGATTTCTCCAATACAAAGATTACATGATAAGTGTAATAACAAAGTTATTATTTATTGTGAAATAGAAATTGATTCTATAATTCAAGGAGAAGAGTATGTACCAATTAATATGACAAAACTTCTTGGAGAATCAGAGATGTCTGCAAAAGGTTGTGAGTTAATATTACAATGTCTTCATAAAGAAGTAATGGACTTTGAAATGGTTCAGAGTGGTAAAGAAGAACAACTACTAGAAGCATACAACTTTGTTGGTAAACGTCAAATGAGTAAAGTTATTAAAACTGTTCGTGATTGGATATGTGATGTCGAGAAGTATAGACAAACAGTTAAGAAAACAACTGTTCGTGTAAAGAAAATCAAACCAGCAAGTTCACAAGTAAAAGACTTGAAGTATGATAAAGATAATTCAAAGATATCGCCTGTTAAGATTCCTGGCTCGGTAGATACAATTATATTTAATTCAAAGACTAGGAAGTTACAAGTATACAAAGCAGTTGGTAGACAAGGACTATCTGTTAAAGGTACAAGTATAAAAGACTTTGATGATGTTAAGAGTTATCAAGTAACAGTTCGTGAGAACATGATTGAGAGTGTGGTAGGTAAAGACCCTAAAGCACTTGAAAAGATTATAAGTCCTAAAACTAAAAGGACTAAAGTGAATGGAAGAGTAAACGAACATTGTAGAATTGTTTACGTTAAATAGGAGATACTATGAAATTATTAATGTGGTTCGCAGTCGGATTAAATATATTTAGTGCATCATTAGGTTTATTTGGTGCAAATGATAATTGGTCTATTAATTTAGTAACTGCAATTGCAATATATGTTATTTACAAAGGAACATAATGAAAATATATATTCCTACATTAGGTAGACATAATAAACAAATTGCATATGATAATCTACCAAATTTTATTCAAGAGAAAACAGTTCTTGTAGTACAGCCACATGAAAAACATTTATATTCCGACTATCCTATTTTAGTATTACCTAAAGATGATATCGGTATATCAAGAACTAGAAAATGGATTATTGATAATAATAAAGATAATTTATTTGGCATGATGGATGATGATTTGATTTTTAAAAAAAGATTTCAAAAGTCTCCTACTAAAAGAGACATGACTGATCAAGATTGGCACGAGTTTTTAAATACAACTACAAAATGGTTAGAGGACGATGTATCTTTTGTTGGATTGAGAAGAGGTTATTTACCTCCAATATGGAATTCAAAAAAGTATATAAGAAATTCTGAAACTATATGTTGTACATTTTATAATAAAGAAAAATTACCAAATTCAGATGAACTTATTTGGAATCACGATTTATTTTGTTCAGACGTAAACTTACATATGCAGTATTTACTTCTAGGTCATCAAAATAAAACTTGGACTGAATACTGTTATATTGCAGAATGGGGACAACAAGGTGGATGTCAAGCAGGAAAAAATCCTAGAACATTAAATTTAATGAATGAAAGTCATGCTAAATTAGTGGAACAATATCCTAATTTTGTGAAATGGAGTGGAAAAACTATGAAACATAATGGAAAATTTAAAGGTGCTAAAACAATTAGATGTTACTATTCTAATGCATTTAAAAAAGGAGGTAAAAATGTCGTCAGATAAAACCGAAGTACCCGTAGCATTTACAAAAAAATCATTAGCTGAAAAGGTTTGTTTACTTGTTCACACTGATGGATTAAAATATTCAGAAGCTTTAATTGAGATATGTGAGGAACACGAGATTGACCCACATGATATTGCAAAATTAGTTAAAGGCCCATTGAAAGCCAAATTAGAAGCTGAAGCAATGAGATACAATAATATACCTAACACGAATGGAAATACTTTATATTGAGATGTGACCCTTACATGGCATGGTGTATCTGTAATTCAGTATCACACCATTTTAAATCAGATTCTTATGATGCAATAAAATATAATTATAAGATGCCGTGGTTCTCACCAAATAAATTTAAAGGTGATAGAATGCAATGGTGGTATCGAAGTCTAGTTAAAAAGTATCCACAACGAGACCAAGTAATTAAGATGGCATATGTTAATTGTAATCACGGAAATTTTCATGTGAGAGATTATAATGTTGGATTGTATGAAGAACTTGAAAAATGGTTACAATCACAAGGATATAAATTCGAGGAAGCACTAAAAGAACAAAGAAATCGGTATACTGATGTTAGTAAAATAAAAGATTTTAGAAAGTATGAACACCGTAGTGGTTATCCATATAAAGACTTTGACTTTCATTGTAAGCCTGAACATGATGTTATGACACCACCCTTTGCTAGTGGTAGGATTGATTTTAAAGTAAGAGTAATAACGAATTTAATATGTGGTTGGGCAGACCAATATGAGAAGAGTGGTGATACAGAAACTCTTCATTGGCCAAATACATATAAAGCAATAAAAAGACATGAACCATTTTTGTCCCAATGGATAAATATAAAGAAGATGAAAAAGATTGCATATAAAGTCTTTACATCTTAACAAAAATAGTGTAATATATAACATATACAAAATAAACATACATTGTAAATATAAAGGAAAATACATATGTCATACGAAAACATGAAGTCCAACAGTTCAAACGCAATCAGTAAGTTGTTGGCAGCCGCTGAGAAAGCCGGTGGTGGTACTGAAAAGAAATCCTACGGAGATGACCGTGAATGGAAACCTACTGTAGATAAAACGGGTAATGGTTATGCTGTTATTCGATTCCTCCCAGCATCTGAAGGACAAGACTTACCTTGGGTAAGATATTGGGATCATGGATTCAAGGGCCCAACAGGTCGTTGGTATATCGAGAAGTCATTGACTTCAATCGGTCAAACAGACCCCGTTTCAGAGTTGAACTCTCAATTATGGAACTCGGGTAGAGACGAAGACAAAGAGATTGCACGTTCTCGTAAACGTCGTTTACATTATGTGTCTAATGTCTATGTTGTAAGTGACCCTAGTAATCCCGAAAACGAAGGTAAAGTATTTCTTTATCAATATGGTAAGAAAATCTTTGACAAGATTATGGATGTTATGCAACCACAATTCGAAGATGAAACTCCCGTCAATCCATTTGACTTTTGGGGTGGTGCAGACTTCAAGTTAAAGATTCGTAATGTTGAAGGATATCGAAACTATGATAAGTCAGAGTTCGCGAGTGTTTCACAATTCCAAGGTGGAGACGATGCAAAGTTAGAAGCTGTCTATAATTCTGTTCATGATTTAGGAGAATATGTAGACCCTA